TCATCGGTTGCACGCCAGCAAGGTCATAAGCGACCAGGTTGGGCATTGCACGACGGATCAGGCTGATCAGCACCGGGTCGAAACCGGAGACAGGACCAGCGGCAGCAGCGCCACCAGAGAAACCAGCACTGCCAGTTCCAGAGGGGTCGGTGTTGACGGTCGGAGGTGCTTCGCTCAGGAATGCACGCTCTTCGCGGAGAAAACGTTCTTGGTTTTCGAGAAGTTGGGCGGTGACCGCCTTCCGGTGGGAGTCCTTGATGTTATCAAGACCCTCTGCCTCCAGGAGGGGTGCCCACTTCTTCTGGAGATTGCCAGAATTGAACATGGGGGGATACCTTCTATTTGTTTAGGTGTTGGTAAATACTATTGGAACTTAGTTAGTGCGTTGAGATATGCACTCATTGCCGGAGAATGCTCTTCGACCAGGCTCTCTTCGGAACTAACCTCTTGGGAATCAACCACAGGTTTCGCAGCGAAGTACGACTCCTTCAGTGTGGCAAGTTTTTCCCGGTATTGTTCTTCACTTTCAAACTCAACACCTTTAGAGAGTTCAGAGAGCTTGTCCTTTTGGGACAGTGCCAGACCTTCACTTACTTCATCGAGGATGTTGTCTGAAACAGAATCTGACAGACGCTTAGTCAAAGCGACGTTGCTGTCGATCTGTTCGTTGAGTTTTGTCTCCATTTCATCTAACTTGGAAGTCATTGCTTCCAAGACATCATATTTATCGTCAGGGATTTCAACATAATGTTCTTCAAAAAGGGTCTTCAGACCCGTCATAAAGGATTCCGAAAGTTCACCTCGGATTCCTGATTCGACTTGCAGCGCATTTTCGTTGATCCATTCGTTTGCAACGAACTCTAGGTATGCATCAACACGCTCAGTCATGTCAGTCTTGAAGCTAGCGATCTCTTGATCGAATGCTTCAGCGAACTGAGTTTCCAGAGTGCTTGCCACTTGATCAATCTTGCTGCGGACAGCAGCTTCAAAGATCGTAGCGGTCTTTTCTTGGAACTCGGGAGAGAGTTCTTCACCTTCTAGAAGAGCAGCAACATCTTCGGTCACGTCGATCGTGATCTCTACTTGCTCTTCTTCGGCAACTACGGTTTCCGTCTCTTCAACCGGAGCTTCAGCAACAACTTCCTCTTCGGTCTCAACTTCTTCACCGTAACCAGTGCTCTTCAAAGCACCAGGTCCGGGCAGTTGCACCTTGCCAGAGGCATTGCGGAAATGAGGATCACCCGTCTGTGCAAGAGTTGCACTAGGTGTCTTCAGTTTGTTACTGTCGTCGGTTGGGTTTGCGTTGGTAGGAGTAGGTCCGCCGAGGTCCTCAATTGCGCCATTATCAGGCACATAGTTGGGGGCTTTAGGCATAGGTTCCGCTGATTTGGCACCTTTAGTAACCTGGTTCTCCATTTCATCTAGATGTTGTTTCGCAGCCATCGGTTAGCTTCCGTAGTTCCTAGTTATACTGTTATTATTTAGAGATTTATAGATCTGAAAGGAACTGAGAGAACAAGCGGAGCTTGTGTGCTTCCAACACGTTTTGATCTACAGCGGTATTTATACTCTCCTTGATCTGCTCGCACTTCATTTCGCGAAGGATACCGCCTTCCCATACCCACTCTTTTCCTTCCATAATCCCGTCTACAAAAGCATCAGGGGCAGATGGATCAGCAACAATATCAGCAGCTGTAGCGAGCATGAAATCTTCGCCGACATAATTGACTCCATCGCGTTGAGTAATAGAACCCATTCCACGAGAAGACACGCCGAGTTTTACCCCTTCGCTAATCAAGGACTCAGCGATCTTACCCATGGGGGTAGAAAGAATTTGTGCTTTTCCAACAAAGTTGTTACCCTCTTGAGTGAGAGAAACGATTTTGTGAGAGACCCGATCTAGATTGATTTGGGGTCCATCGGGGTGACCCAGTTCACCAAGTGCACGACCTTTCGAGGTGAAAGATTCGTTATAACGTTTTACCTCATTGCACATGGTGCTGAGAGGATAGCAACGCTTATTACGGTTTACCACTTCCGCTTGAAGAAACGGACCTTGAATATAGAGAGTCTTCTTACCGTCTTTTTCTTCGGTAAGAATATCAACTGATTCAATTTCCTCAGAAATAAGTTTCATCCTAGTTGTACCTCGTGAAGATGCATTGTAGAACCATCAGAAGTTTCAGGTGCCATCCGGAAGATAACAGACCTAGAAACCGTGGCAGTTCCTGTAAAATCACCGAGACTAGAAGTATCGGCATCTACCGTAATTTTCATACCATAATCGTTCTGCCTTTGAGGGGTGGTGACTGCTGTCACTTCCACGTGAGCAATTTCGGTGTTATAACCACCAACCGCAGAACCCGTCATGGTGACATAATCACCAACACGAATTTTGGTGTCCTGACGATCCAGCGTCAATACACAAGGGTCTGCTTTAGTTGCACTAGTAACGTTAGCGTTAGCAGGATGCCCGTAACGATAAAGGAAGTCACGACCCTTTTCAATATGAAAAGAACCAACACCTGCTTGAGCGACGGTGTTACACACAGAAATGTGCCCACTCTTCTTCTCAGAACTACAGGCAACATACAGGATGCCAGTCTTTACGATCTTTGCACCTGATGCAGCAGTAGTAGCATTCGCACTAGTTAGTTCACCGTGGTCTGCCACCAAATGCAGTGGTTGTGATGCGCTCATTCTTCCTCTTGCGATTCTGGTTCGGGGTCAATAACAGTATCTACCGGTTCATCGACTTCTGGTTCGTCACCAAAAGTTGCTGCTGCCACAGCGGGAGTAACCTGCTGGACTTTCTCTGCTGACTTTTGATACAGTAGAGATTTGATAGCATCATGGATTTCAGTCGGTGAACTTTCACCGCTGCCCATCATGTCAAGCAATTCATTAGTATCCATTATAAAATAGTAGAAACGCTAGGGTTATTTATATCTTCGCCTTCTTGATATCTAGCGTTGGCGCTTCTGCACCACCCGAATCGATATCATCCGCCAAAGAATTCTTTCCTAATTGACCATTATCAAGTTGACCTTGCATGATTGCTTGCTGGGTTTCAAGTGGCACACCAACACCAGTCGCATTCTCTTCTTCCATTTCTTCCTCCATCTCGATAATCTCTTCATCGGATTGGCGCAAGACCTTACGCTTCACATAGTCACGTGAGTAGTAAGTGCCGATATATGGTTCGATCTGTGCCATGATGTTGAGACGTTCGTTCATCAACTCAGTCTCTTTCAACTCAGCAAAGTGGTTGTCATACAGGTAATCAAACTGGATGTGCTCTGCCATCTTGTCCCAGTCTTCGGGAGTCACGATGTTCTTCAAGATCAACTGAGTCTTCAGCAGATCGAGGAACAGTGCAGAAAAACGCTTACGGAGACGACCCACGAACTTACTGAACATCAGTTCGTCACGCAGAATCTCGCTAGAACGACCCATGTTGAAACCACTGTCTCCACCAATGCGGGACTCGGGAACGTTCAGTGAACGATATAGTTTCTTCTGGAAGTATTCAATGTCACTAAGTTCTCCCAGATTCTGACCGCCAGGCAGAGTAGAGATCTCAGTGCCACGACCACCTTCACGACGGGGCAACCAGAAGTCTTCCAGCATGGACATGAACTTCTTGTCATCCTTGATCTCACCGGTGTTTGCGTCATACACCAACTTGTTCCGGTAACGACTCATCACGTCACGCAGATACTGCTCTGCCTTGACTTTTGGTAGGTTGCCAACGTCGATGTAGAAGATACGACGCTCAGGTGCACGGGACAGGCGGTAGATGACGAGAGAGTCCTCAATCATCCGCAGTTGGTTCAGACCCTTGATTGCCTTATGCAAATAAGACAGGGTAATCTTTTTGTTGCGATCAATCAGACCAGAGTGGACGTGGCAGATAGCATCCTTTGCAATACGAACACCCTTACCTGCAACAGAACCATACTTCTGTGCCACACCCTGTGGATAATAAGTATAGAACTCACTTATCTTAGTGTCTTTAGTTACGGTCTCTCCGTTATTCTCATTGGTTGGGAGATTCTGAGGAACTCCTTTTTCCCTATCATGAGGTTTGACCCTCATCAATTTGATTTTGAGGGCATCAATATAACGTACTTCTTTCAAACCCTCATCAGGTTTTTGTAAGTCGATTACTTTGTGATAGTAAAGTCGCCCGTCAACATACCAGTTGCGGAAAATTTCATGCGACTTTTTATCGAACTCAAGCAGATCCTTTACTGCTTTGAATTCGTTGCGAATAACTGTTTTTAGTGATGCACCAACCTGGAGGTTGTCCAGGTCAATCTCAACAGGAGAATCATTTAGATCTGAGACAATTGCCTCATTGACAACATGCTCTACAGCAGTGTCACATTCTGGGTGCAAAGACATGTCTCTGTACCGTTTGATAACATCAAACTCTGTACGGAAAACACCTTCAATATCTACATACTGCCCATAAAAACCAGAAGAAAGGTAGTAATCAGCACCGTCCTCATTACTGGGGGCAACGGGACTGATTACACCTTTAGACTTCTTACTGTCTCCATCATCAATTGAAAAACCAAAAAGTTTGGCCATAATATTGTTAGTAGGTTCTTATTTACCTATTTATCAGATGATGGAACCTTCGTTTTTACCATTATATGCCTGCCACCACTGGACCTGCAAAGTGACCTGGAATTCTTCAATCACATCTTGGGCATCATAAGTGAGTTCAATAGCACCCACAGAAGAAGGCCAGCAACCAACCATTTGGTAACGGCGGAGGACTTCAATCTTAGCGGGGTTAGCCTCGCCAGTGAGTGACAGATCGGTGGAGGCACGACCAAGTTGGTTCACAACCCAGTTAGCATAGTAGTCAGAAGGATTGACGGTACCAGATCCATCAGACACTTTAGTGATGAAGTTCGCCCACTTCTCGAATGCTTCGCGCAGACGGAAGTCACCATCGTTGATGACGGTGATGGTCCAAGGTTCAAAGCGACGATCACCAGCAACCTTGAGTTGACGACCCCGGAAAGGGACCACCACTTCTTGGATGTTGGATGCCGGGAGTTGTGCCCCCTTGATCATCATACGATAACTCGTGTCCTTGAGTTCTTCAAAAATAGCATTCTCATTTCCTCCGATAGCGGGAAATGCCATCTCAACCTCAAAGAGGTTGGGACGGGCACCACCACCAATCAGGCGAGATTTGAAAGAATCAATCGACCTTTGATTATTAGCAATTGAAAAAATGTTCTTGTCTAAAGCCATTGTTGGGATCTCCTATGATCAGACAGTACCGACGACTTCACTAAAGGAGACGCCCGTGCGGGTAGCAACGAATGTCAGACCGATGAAGTTGATGGAGCGAGCGGGTTTGATAAAGATGTCAGCAAGGAATTCATTACGATCAATGACATCAGGGGTATTGTTTGTTTCATCACAAACAACCAGGAAGTCAGTAACACCACGCTTCGACTGAACGTCGCGGAGGAAAGGTTCTACAATGTTCACGAAGTTAGTACGAGTTCCAGCATCGTTGAGCTCGAAGAGTTGTGCTCTTGCAGCGTTCTCGATTGCCTTCTCCAGAGTAATGAAGAGGCGACGAACGTTGATGCGATCAAATGCACTCTCGAAGGAGAGTCCGGTCTTGTCGCCGAACAGGATGATTCCAGATCCGGGACGAGAGATGATCGGGTTGATGCGATTAGAGTAAAGTTGGTCCCGAGCGTCTTGACCTGGGTTGAATGCCAGTTTGACCGGGAAGTTCAGGTTACCGCGAGTTTCGCCAGCAGGAGAGAACCAGGGGAAGTTATCCCGGTCAGTCCGTGCACAGAGACCTGCGATATCAGAAGAGGTTGGCATGTACACGAACTTCCGGTTGAACCGGTCGTACACATACTGATAACCAGCATCAAAGATTGCGTAAGAAGATGACGTAATCGGAGAGAAGAACTCCAGAACGTTCTTCAGTTTGTCAGCGTTGTCAGTAACGTTGACAAGAGAAGTGCGGCAAGGTGAGATGAAAGTGATGCAATCCTTACGGAATTCGCAGAGGGAGATCAGGTGATTTGCCTTTGCCTGCTCTTCTTCTTTGTTGCGGTAGGCACTGCCTTGAAGAAGGAAACGAATGTCAGCATCTTCAGGATCACGGAACTTATTATAAGATGCGATGACATCACCCAGAGGTGCTCCAAATACACCAATGCCGGTGTAGTCGAGACCTGCTTCCAGTTTGTAGACTTGGTTGCCAACCGAGTTGAATTTGACTTTCTCGGAGTCTTGACCCCATGCACCAGAGTTGGCGAGAACTGCCGTAAATCCAGAACTAAATCCAGAAGCAACCGGTTCAGTGTCGTTGTATGAGTCAGTACCAGAAACCAGAGATGCACCTGCCCAGAGAAACTCAGAGTTCTCTGCCAGATAATCCTTATAGTAGATCTCCAGATTGCCTGTAACCTTAGCGTCTTTAGACTTAGAAAGGTTCGGGAACTTCTCCAGAACAGAAGCAGGATCGCCAGTTACGTTGCCAGCAGCGTCAATGACAACAATGTGAAGTGCGTCATTGCTGCCCTCGCGAGCAGAGGTGTAGTTGCTGGTCTGAGGACGGTTCAGAACTGAACGCCAGGGAAGGGTAACGAGGTCGTTACCACCATCTTCGATGCTGGTGAGGATGTTCTGAGTGTTATACCAATCAACACTGGTAGTCGTTTGTCCCATTGCAACGGTGGAACCGCTGCTGTTGACGAAGTTGATAGCAGAACCAGTCTTGAACTCACGCTGTGAGTTTTGCTGGTAGTTTACCAAAGTCTCCGTTCCAGCAATGACGGTGCTGACCACGCGAACTTCAACGGTTCCTGCGGTGGCGTCCTTAGCGGTAACAATACCCTTGAGGATACCAGTTGCATTAGTTACAGTACCAACGCCAATCGTTTGACCAGTAAGTGCTTGGGTGACACCCATGCCAACAGTCACGTTGGATGAGATGCTACCAGTTTGCAGGGTAGGGGTGAGGATTTGGTCTGAGATATTGTCAATGACTGCGACCTTGATCTCGTTCGCCCACGATCCGGGGTTTTTCGCGGCGAAGTACCAACCGAGGTCATCGGCATTATTATTCTCATAATCTTCAATGTTCTCAACCATCAAAGAGGTTGATGCTGCGTAACCAACGGCAGCGTTTGCGTTGTTCAGGTCACCGCCCTTACAACGGACAATATCAAGTTTACCCCCATAAGAGAGGAAGTTTGATGCTGCAAGAAAAGTCTCGTAGTGGTAATCAGTCGTGCCCACTCCGGGTTGACCAAAAACTTCAATGAGTTCTTTCTCGTTATTGATCCGTGTAATTTCGTTGACCGGACCTTTACGGAAAGGCGCTGCCAGACCCGCTACGACGTTGACTGTAAAATCAACGCCACCACGAGTTAGGTCAACCTCCCTAATTGAAATCCCCGGAGATGCTAATCGAAGTGCCATTCTAACTCCTTGCTGTCCCTACAATGACTAGGATTATTTAGGGAAAAGGTTATTTATGAACGACTTCTAATGGTACTCCCACATGTATGAACGGTCACCGTACTCGTCAACTCTCCAGACCTCACCAGTGGTATCTATGATTTCTGTCTCGTCTTCAAATCCATCACTAATAAATCCAAAGGGTGCCATGTCTTGCTCAATAGCATTTTTTTGCTCCTCATATATTCTTTTTCTAACATCTTGGTCAGTCATCTCTTTGAAATAATCCTGAGCAACTAACCAGGCAAAGATAACAAGACACATCGCCAAATCATCGTTAGAACCTTCTTCTGCCTCAAACGATTGTTTCTTCTGAATGAACGTTGTCAGTTCTGCAATGATGTTGTAATCACAGAAAATTAGTTTGTCATCCTCAACCAGAGTCTTGAGGTTAGAGCAACCCACTTTCTTGGTGACCTGACTCATCTTGACACCCAACTGAGTCTTGACTCCAGAGAAACCAGATCCAACAATCTGACCTGCCCGTCCACGCATAGCAACCATCAGAAGGTTTTCATATTCCAAGTCGTAGAAAAGAATTGATGCTACCTGGTCACCAATATCATTGACCTCACATAAGACATATGCATTGTTATATGCTCTACCAACCTCATCAATAATTGATGGGAAGAGCATTGGTTTGATTTCATTATCTCTAAATGTAGCAACAACTTTGTATGGGAATTTAGTAATATCAAATACACAGAATGTGCTGTAGTCTTTTCCCACACCACGTGCAACGTCAACAGTGATGATATAATCACCTTTCTCTCTTGGCGTCTCAAAGACTGATAATTTTCCATTCCGCTTCACTGGGTCTTCATAGACCATTGCCTTCAGTTTGGCAGCAGAGATTAGTGTATCAACAGATCCTAGGAATTCACACTCAAACTCAATATTGAACTGTTGCTCTGATGTGTTGGCAATAGTTTGCGCTTTCCACTTGGAATCTCTACCTGGTACCTCTGACCAGTGCACCTCAGTGGCAACATACTCATTCTTTCCACGCTCAGCATCATGCCACATCCTGTAGAAGTGGTTCATGCCGTGAGGCGTAGACACGATAATCACCTTGGTAGACTTACCAGATGAGATCGTAGGATACACAGATGCAAAGAAGTCATCTGCCAGGTGGTTTGCAACGAACGCAAATTCGTCCAGGAAGATGATGTTGAATGACATACCCCGAACAGCAGATGCTGAGGTAGATGCTGCGATAATCTTGGAACCATTCTCCAGTTCCATAGATCCTTTGTTCCAAGCTATGATGCCTTGCTGCATCCAACGCGGCAGGTTCTCATACGCCAGTTGTAATCTGCCGAGGAGATCTCTAGCAGTAGCCGCTTTGTTTGCGAGGATTCCGATGTTGACGTTATCATTGAAGATTGCGTAGTGCAGCAAATAAGATACCACAGTGGTAGATTTACCAGTCTGTCGTGGCATCTTACAAATATTGAATCGGTTCTCGTGGAAGTTTCTGATCAGTTTCCTTTGAAAAGGATACATCTCAAATCCAACTAGACCTTCATCAACGTTGACAATTTTGATATATTTTTCTGTAAAATAAACAGGATCGTTTTTACACCGAACGAACTCAATGATGTTCTCTTCAGTGAACTCCTGTGTAGTATTTGCTTTCTTTAGATTAGGATTACCAAGATAGATATCACTCATAATAATCTAGGTCAACACTTCCACTTCCTAAGAGCAAGAGCTTTACGAGTCGGACGCCCCTTCTCATCTTTCATTGGTCCTTTGACTCCACCCATTCTCGCACAGAAGGATCGCTTTCTAGGACCCCCTTCAGGTTGAGGAGCCTTGAGATCAGAACCAGGATTCTCGCGTTCGTAGGATTTGCGTCCTTTTTCATTCAATCCACCTTTCTTGTTCTTACCTTCTTTTCGTTGCCATGCTGCACCCTCAGATACACCCGCTTTTCTAAGTCTCTTTGCCTGACTCTTGTGCATTTCGACTGCCTTATCTAATTCTTTGGCAATACC